CTGTAATCTTTTTTGTGATGTTTTCTTGATAAGGATACATTTGAAAAGGAACTAGGCCTCTATCAACATGAACAATTTTTATATATTCCTTAGCAAAATATATTGGATCTTCAGCACATTTCATGTACTCCTTTAGCATATCAGGAGTCCATTCTAATTGCTCACCAACTCTTTTAAGATTATTATTACCGAGATAACCTTTCATCATCTCAAGCATTATCATCGCCTTTAATCATTTTAAGTAAATCTGCAGTTGAGACTATCAAGTTATTATTCGTAACATTTGTTTCCTTTTCAGGTTTATCATCCTGTGCAAATTTCTTTTTGGTAGATATATCAACATAATCTTTGTTTGCGTCAAGTAATGTTTTCATTAAAGTCGACACAACTTCAAAGGCCCGAGGAGACTCTGATTGCTTAGCTATTTCAACCATTTCTTTAACTGCGTCATCTCCGAGTTCAATAATGTTTTTAACATTCTGACGTGCAAGTTCCATATCGTTAAGATTTTCGTCATTACCTTCAGTAGGTAATACTTCAAACTTTTCTATGTTTTGCACTTCCGTTGATTGCACTTCTTGTACGCTTTTCATTTCATCGTTTAATTCTGAAAGCGGTGTTAAACCTAACGCTTTAGAAATGTGTTCATCACTCATGTTTCATCCTACTTTATATTATATATTAGTTTGCTGATGCGCTATTATTCAGCCTCAGCCAAATGAGCTGCAAAAGCTGCTTTAACATCGTCAGTATGAACTGCATTGCAGATAGCTTGAACCTCTGCGCTTTCGCTAGTAATATCCGCATTTGGTGCAACAACATGGCGTGAAAAAGATCTACTAATTTCTGTGCCGTCGCGTTTAATTACTGTAGCAGTGCGTACTTGCACATGCTTGTATTTGCCTATGATTTCGATTTTATCTTGTACTGTTTCTTCTGTTAGTGCCATCGTTTATCTCCTATGATGGTTGGACTGTCCGACCCTTATGGTGTGGGGTTATTGAGATTGATAAGTTATTGTAAGGTAAATAGTGGTATTGCCGTTTGTATCAGTATAGCGCAAATTTGAAAAACCTCCAGATGTTTGTGCGTACATTCTTATGTTGGTTCCGTTAGAAGAAATATAAGGAAAATACGGACCGCCGGCCATTTCATCAGCCATCATACTACCTGTTGCTGTATGGTTGCTTGCTTTACTAGTAAATGGTAATCCTTCAATTGAAATTAAGTTGGCGTCACTATTATCAGTAAAAGCATCTAGTTTACAATTTACTGTAACAAGTGTTCCTACTTTTACATACCAAGCGTTGTCCGCAGTAACAGTTCCGATACTGCAAGTAGGCGTCCAAGTTCCTTCTTCGTAATCGTCTAAAAAATTAGCCGCTGTATCACCACCAAGATATACACCACCATCCAAATACAAGTCTTTAAATCCAGAAGTCGAGGAACCTAAGTTTAGGTATCCAGAAGCACCTGCGGTTGTTGCACCTCCAGGGAGTGTGGGAACAATTGCGGCTTGAGTAGATTCACCATCAAATCTTATTCTTGGATCTGAATTAGTACCTTCAGAACCCATGTATAGATATGTACCTTGGTTAAGTCCAATCAGTGCTTTATCAACACCTGCGTCTGCCAACCTAAGTTTATTTCTATTATCAATAGTAACATCGCCGTCAACAGTAATTTCGGCTGTAAAGGTTCCGCCTGATGTGGCCATTGCATTAGTATCTACATATCCTTTTACTGCCGCCTCAGTTGGAACTGCTATATTACTATTGCCTCCGAGTGTATCGTCAGTACTAAATTCTGTAATGGTGGCGCCAACTGGGAATGCCAAACTACTGCCAGTTAAGGCCCCGCCTGCTGCTAATCCATCAGTAATTCCATAACCTGCTAACGTAGTTGCCGCATTGGCCAATTCAACCCAGCTACCGCTATGTGCAAAATAGCCTTTACCTGTTCCGTGAACATGGGCAAACATACCATGATATGTCGATGCACTTGGCAAATCGCCGAGTGCTGAATATACGTTAGCAAAAAGTCCTTTGTTTCCTGCGCCGTCAATATCTCCTGACATTGTTCCGCCAGCAAGTGGAAGTTTAGTTGCAATGCTGTCTGTCACAGTTGTTGCAAAGTTTGCATCGTCTCCTAATGCTGCAGCCAATTCATTTAGAGTATCCAATGTTGCTGGCGCGCTATCAGAAAGACCTGCAATTTCTGCATCAACATATGCCTTTGTGGCTGCGTCTTGTGCTGCGGCAGGATCTGTTAAATTATATATTTTATTTGTATTAACATCAATCCCAGTGGATGTGGTTCTTAGTTTAAGTACACCGTCATGATGTAAATCTACGCCACCAAGTGCATGATCTGCTTTGACGTAATCAACTAAACCATCATCGACAGAATTGCGAGCTCTTATAATGACATCGCCTGCGTCTGAACCGCTACCGGTGTTATTTAAATAGAAAGTACCTTTTTGAGTTAATATACCAAATCCGCTACCTGTTGTAAACATTTTTGCGTCAACACTTGCAGTGTTTGCACCAAATTGTAAATAAGCATCATCATCAAACGTCATATATGCGTTTGAGCTATCAACTTTAATCCAATTACCGTTTCCTGCAGTCCATTGATGATTGCCAGTCCAATCAAGGTTATCGCTTTCACTAACAGAAGTTGCACCCTCGGTTCCTTGAAGGCCAGTTGCACCTTGCAATCCGGTTGAACCAGCAGACCCTGTAGTACCTTGAACGCCAGTTCCTGTTAAGCCTTGAACACCAGTTGAACCAGTTACACCTTGCAATCCGGTTGGACCAGCAGACCCCGTAGTACCTTGTACACCATCAGCGCCATCAGAAGGTCCTTGAATACCGGCGGGCCCTGCTGTCCCAGTTGTACCTTGAATACCTTGCGCACCAGCTGCGCCGTCAGCGCCATCAGAAGGTCCTTGAATACCACTGGATCCTGTTAAACCTTGAACACCTGTTCCTGTTAAACCTTGAACGCCAGTTGAACCTATAGACCCTGTAATACCTTGAACACCTTGGGAACCTGTAGCTCCAGTTAAACCTTGAACACCTGTAGAACCTAACGTTCCTTGAGCACCTGCGTCTCCTGTTAAACCTTGAACACCTGTAGAACCTGTAGACCCTGATGTGCCTTGAGCACCAGTTGCTCCTGTAGCTCCAGTTAAACCTTGAAGACCTGTTGGTCCAATACCGCCATTGGCACCACCAAATCCTTGAACACCTTGCGCGCCTAATGTACCTTGCAAACCATTAGTTCCTTGCGGACCTTGAATAGTTTCACCTGTTGTACCTTGAGCTCCATTAGTACCTTGTGGTCCAGGAGTTGGCGCAGGAATATTTGATAAAGAGTTATAATCGCCATCAAATAAAGAAGGTAAGTTAGTCAAATCATTATAATTACCAGAAAAAGTTCCAGCTGCCGTGATAAATCCAGCATCATTTGTAAATGCACTTATGTTTGTTGGAATATCATCAAATCTTGCTAACGGATATCCACCACTTTGTACTCCGTCCATCGCAACCACAGTTTTCTTTGTGGTATCAATGAAAACCTCTCCTTCAATACCGGCTTCAGATGAAAGCTCTGCGGTTGTGCCTCTTCTAAATCGTAATGTTTGTGCCATTTGAGTTTTTTCCTATTATCTGTATTGATTAATCTAAGTCATCAATTGCAATATCGCTTGATTCTAAATCAATGCTAGTGTTGCCGCTATCAAGATCTACAGCAGTATTACCTGTAAAGATATCAAGTTCAACAGGAGCACTATTTCCATATAGGCCACTACCTTGGAATACAGTGTTTGCAACCCAATTATCAGTATACTCAACGTCTGCCCAACCTACTGCGCTATTTGCAAGGTCAACAACAAACGTTTCAGTACTTTCTTCAAAAGGAGAATCATCTGCCGTATCTGTTGCATATTGAGTATCAATAAACTTAATAACTTTTTTGGTCCGTTCTGGTCCGTAAAACATTCCTTTTAACGTAAAGTTAAGAGTGTACATTACTGTTCGTCTTTCAGTAAAATCGCCTTCATATAATTCTTCGTTCACTACACTATTTAAAATAATAGGTACGTCTAAAGGTGGAAGATTTTCAATTAGTTTTGCACTTACTGTAAAGTCAGGTTGAAAGAATGGTATAATTTGCTCAACTATTTTAGTTGCATCTTCTTGATATTTTGCCATGATATACAATGAAAATTCTAAGTTATATGGAGCTCCTGCATAAACGTAATTTAAAGAGGAGTCACTTTCTCTTAATGTTTTTGGTATCTTGTGTCTTACTGAAATCCTACGTTCGCCGTCATATTGCATAGATGTAATTTCAAAAGACATCCGCGGTAATGTAATAGCCGACTGGCGATTAAGATTTGCATCTTGCTCAACTCTTGCAAGTATTTTTTGAAAAGGAGCATATGATAATGGAACAATTGCAGTTTGAAAAGTTGTTCCTTGCGCATTCACGCGCTGAATAGACAACTGATTAAACAGTGTACCAAAGATGGCAACATATTTTCTTGTCGTTTGATTGTAAAAGTAATTTGCTATTGCCATTTATATTAATCCGGTATACTAATGTTTTCACTGAATGGATCTATTTCTGAGAAGTCAAGAACACTATCAGCTTCAGCTTCAAAGTAAACATTTTTTGCAACTGGGTCTGTATTTGCCAATTGAGTTAAAGTAGTTGCCTGTGTAATATCAACATCATCAAAGTGATGGTCAATTTCGTAACGACCTGTTTGGAAACGTTCGCCAGAATATTCAAACAATTCGCAGCGTAAATCATATACTTGTAATGCACCGTGTTGATAGAATACTGACTCATGTTCAACAAACATAACTTTAAACATTTTATCATTAAGTGGAAAGTAAATTACATCACCTTCATTTGGTCTTGTTTGGTCAGGATCTAAGCGAGTAGCAAAACGTTCAAAAGTTCTATATGCAACGCTAAACGTTACTTGATCTCGTATTTGTAAACCAAATCTACTTAAGAAATCCCCTTCTCCTTCAAAACCATCAACACTCTTAACATACATTTCCATATCGTAAACAATGCTATAGTTGTTACCACCTTGTGTTGTTAAATCACCACCGAAGGTTGAGGTATCATCTTCATTTAAGATATTGTCAATAGAGTCAAAGTTTCTTGGTATGTATGCAATGTCAACACCATACATTTTAATTGACTCAATGACTAAATCGTCTATTAAGTTTTGTTCGTTAAAGTTACCGTAGTTTCGGAAATAGGGATTCGTAGCCATGACTTATCCAATAAAATTATATGTGAGTGGCTGAAGAGAATTAACAGCTTCTTCTTCCATTCGCTGACGTTCTTCTCTTGCCTCTTGTAAAATCTGTTCGCCATTAAAAGTTACGCCACCGACTAGTTGCATTCCAACAAACTTTGTAAGGTTTGCGCCCCAGTTTTCTTTTACTAAAGCGGCAGTATAATTTTGCAGCCAACGATCCGTCCAAACTTCAGCATATTCTGTTTCGTCAATAATATCATAAGCTTCAATAATAATAAAATCGCCGACAGTCCAAATCTTTTGGTCAACATCAACGTACAGCTTATTCACATGTTTGTTAAATCTGATTAAAGGTTTTCCTACAAGCATTTCTTGTAAGAATTCAATATAAGACATAGTCATATAATAGTTTTGAATATTATATCCGGTGATATCTCTTATGTTATTTAAAGTATATTGGTATTGAACATTGAACATTCCAACACCTGCGCTAATAGAAGTTTGCAAATCAAATACTTTTGATATACCTAAAAGTCGTGTAGGAAGTGTAATGTAACCATTATCAATATCATCTTGTGTAATAGCGTGTTTTAAATAAACAAGTTGACTTCCGTTATAATGATAATCTCTCCAAAAAGAAACAGCCTCATCTACACGATCGTCTATTTGCTCTTCGGATACGTTTATTTCAATAACCGGTGCGCCTAATTTTCTAAGGACGTAATCTTTAAATTCTTCTTTGCTTGTAGGCTGAGCCATAGTAAACCTCTAAGATACTTTTGCTTTATAGTCTATTTATAATATGTAGAGGTAGGGCAAAATTAATTTCGCCTTTCTATGTCATCCTCTGATAAAACGTCGCCCATCCATACTTCAATTACTTTTACTGGCCGTTTACCAACGTTTATTGCCTTGTGCCAAGTTTGTGGAGGGATGTCAATACTATCGCCAGTAGAGTAAATCTTAGATGTCTTATATCCATTTGGAAACTCAAGATTCATTTCAAGTTTGCCATCAACAATATGCCAATGCTCCGAGCGAACAAAGTGTTTTTGATCTGAAAGCGATTTTTTAACATCAATAGATAATTCTTTAACTTGCCAGTGGCCATTGTTATCAAGGTTACGATATTTACCCCATAGTCTTTGTACCTCAGGCTTATCCCAATTTTCAAGTAACCAAGATGAGCTGTTCTTTTTATCGTTTCCGCCAACTCCAAAAACAAAACTTATCTTACCTTCTTCAATCAATTCCTTTGCGTATTCAACTTCAGGTGTTGTACCTTTTTGGCGGTCTCCTCCGTTTGCAAATATAATTGTAGCATCAGGAAATTCTTTTCGTATTTGTCTTATAGCTCCTACTGCAGTATCATCACTATCATCAAATTCAAACACACTATCAACAACTGCTAAGGCGTCTAAGATTGCGGTACGTTCTTCTATAGGCATAAATGGTTTACCTTTTTTGCGTGATAGCCATTCATCACTGTTAACGCCTACTAAAAGACTATCTCCTAACTTAGCTGCAGCTTTAAAATATTCAATATGGCCTGAGTGAACTGGATCAAATCCGCCAGTAACAATAACAATTTTCATAATTTACTCCTTCATTACATAATCATATATAAAGTTTTTCTTATCAGGGTGGCCATTTACAATCATGTTTGGTTTTTGTTGCGCCACTTGTGGATGCAACCACCAATCTTCATAATTTGAAAGTGGATCCATTGCCACATCGTTAACTGCCAACACATATCCTATATCTTTAAGATATGCTCTTGATTCTTCTCTAAACTCAGGACCCCACCAACATGCATTATGCTGAAATTGAATTACACCATATTCGTATTGGCCGAAAGGTATTTTCTTTAATACGTCAAGTGATACTTGTTCTGCGTTAATTCTTAAAAAGTCAATCCAATCAGTTAGACAGCTTTGCTTAAACATTGAAGGATAATGAATATCTTTACCATCTGCCATCACTACAGTACTTGTTCTTTCTTTGGAATAATTATAACATGCTCTTTCTGAATTGTCAATAGACAATCCTTTCCAATTAAACGTGTCTTCAAGTAATGCGGTATTATTTGCTTTATATGGCAGCCCAGATCCAATTTCTACCCAAATGCCATTTTCTTTTCCGTCCAATGCAGATAACACAAACATATCTTGATAATGCCTTGCATAATTCTTTTCAACCTTTTCAATACCAGGGAATGGAAACTTGTATTTTTCAGCTTCCCCTTCGTATGGAATATAACTTGGATATCCTATATTATTTAACCACCCAATTGATTTATCTTTCCATTCTTTGTCAATATTTTTATCATAAGCTACATTAAACAATAAACGTTTAGACTCGTCGGTACCATTATCTTTCCAGGACCCCGATGCGTTATGATATAACAATCCTTGCTTACCTGGATAATCAATATCGTTATCACCTATACTTAACTCAGTATTAACAAATAATAATCCGATTGATGAATAAACTAAAGATTCGCGCCATTCACCGTTTTCCTCACAATAATTACACATAAAATAATAAGCTTCAGGTCTGTTTGGTAGAACCGTGATTGCCATTTTTAATAAACTGTAAACTGTTACTTCCCTATTTTTTTGATCTGCAAAACATTTTGCTCCTAAAATCAAAGATTTATATTGAAGTAGTTTTTCATCATACGTTTCACCATTACAAAACTCTGCAGCTCTTAAGTAATAAGTAAACGCTGCGGCATCTTGATCCAATTTATCGTATTCTTTCGCAAGTTCATACATTTTAAATGGATTTTTGTAGTCCATAACAAAGTCATTTAAGAGTTGTTGAATATTACTCATTTATCATCCTCTAGATACAAAATCAAAAAACACACTTGTTGGAATTTTCAGTATATAAGATACGTTATCTGATAAACCAAAAGATATTAATAAATCTTCTCCGACAAGCGCAACACCGGTGCAAAATTCAATATTGTAATCTTGACCTTTTACGTGATCATAATAAGTACCTAAGAAATGAAACTCGGGTGAAACGTTAGTTATGTTCCAATCATTATCATATATAATAACACGGTGAGCATAATTTCCATCTTTTCTATTGAATGGATCTTTTAATAGATTTGTTTCATGAACTAAACACATTTGGCGGTTTTCATTTATACGAATAACTTGAGATCCACCACGGAGATCTTTTTGTAATGGAAATCTTTCTTCCATTGTTTTGAGAGTCACATCAGTAGTAACTCTTTTATCAATATCGTAATGTACTACCTGAGTTGGATTTGACCATTTAACAAAATGATAAGGCATATCGTTAATTGGCATCCAATTTTTTTCACAATAGCTACTATCATCTCCTGGTGCTGGAATTGGATTACGAGATACTTCTTTCCATTCATTGTTATGAAATTCTATTTCAGCCATTTCCATTCGGCCTTTGCCATTGGCATCATAACAGTCTCTACGTACGCCGCAAAGATAAAGCTTGTCATCCCAACTAAATAAACGAGCATCTTCTAAGCCAATAAAGTTCCATGTTGGTTTAGTATCAAAATCAGAAGTATTAACTTTGCCCGCGGATACTAAATTCAAATTTAAATCAAATTCACACATAACATTATATGTAGTTAATGTCACATCGTTTTGTGGATGTACGTATACCAAAGGACCCCACGTGTGAGGAAACTTCTTACCTTCGCTATGATATAAAATATAATTGATATGACGTAAGTTCATAAGAATTTTATCTTTATGAACAAAGATAGATGGATTCATCGTCCCGGTTTGGTTACCTAAAACTGACTCTGGGACGATGACCGGGTGAATAGATCCACCTCTGCGTAATGCGTATTTAACTAGGCCACCTGTATGCAGTTCGTGCATAGTACCTCCATAATATAAATTTAATTTATTTAGCTAAAATTCGCGGCGCGTTTTACGTCGTTCTTTTTTGCAATTTTTTTAGCTAAAGTTTCATTTATGACGTGTTCATCTTCAGATGATAAAGATTCTTGAACCCATCCAATTAAATGATCTTCAGTGATATCTGTTAAAGAAACAAAATCGGCCGCTGCAGTGCTAGCAGCCGATATGTCAGTTGTTCCTATATAACGTGAAGATACCCCGTTAAGCGCAGTACCGGTTTTTTTCCAATCTACTGACACCACAGAATCTGAAAGAGTAATGCCGTCAGCATTTACCTCGTCCCTAGTCCTATACTTTATTATTTTCCAAGTATATTCCATGGATTAAGTACCTCTTCTTATTCTGGAGCTTCGGCGTCGCCACCAGCAGCCCACGGAAGCGAATCTTCTTCAATCTCAGTTACAAGATCTTTATCAATTTCAAATTGAATTCGTTCGTCAATATGCGCTTTATATCCTGCGTCGCTATTTACCACATTTTGGATCCAAGCTAAAACATTTGCTTCTGTTAAATCTGCAAATGCCGTAAATGTACCGGCTGGCACGTTTTCTGCGGTAAATGGTGTTGCGCCTGAAAAGGAAGCGGAATTACCATTTTCGTCAGTTCCAGTTACTGACCAATGAGTTTGGACAACTGCGTTTTGAAGTGTAGCACCTTCTGAGTTAACTTGATCCTTAACCTTCAGGTTGGTCACCGACCATTCGTATGTAAAAGCCATTTTTATTTTCTCCGTTGTTAATTATAAGTTTATTTATCTAACTTGTCCATTAGACTATATACCAATTCTTTTAATTTGTCAATCTCTTCTTGCTGATTTTCTATAGTTTTTTGTTGCTCTTTTGTGGCTTCAATCAATAAGCCAACCATATTACCGTAACGAACACCTTTACGTTCTTTACCAGTTTTCATATCTTCGGTGTCATATACGACTCCAGGAAGAACCTTTTCAACTTGCTGCGCAATTACACCAGTGAATTCTCCTTCACGGTCAATGTAGTTATATGTAATACCATCAAGTTGCTTAACTTTATTTACAGCATTATCAATAATTTTAACATTTTCTTTCCAACGAATATCAGAATAATCGTAGTAAGCAATAATGTTTTCATCTGAACGAATTTCACCGTATGCGTTTAGAGCATTTATGCGTGAAGTTGATGCAGGATTCGTATAGTAGAATGTGTTGTTTTGGTCATAGAATAATGGCGCCCGGAACGAACCGCGAGCTTCAAAGTAACCAGATCTTGTACGACCTTCCCAAGTACCATTATAATAAATGTATGTAATATAATCTTGGTCGGCGTAAAGAATTGCTTCGCCATTATCATGATACAATGCAAAAATAGAACCATCATCGTCAGCTCTAATTCTACCACCTTGACCGTTTGCTTCTGTAAAATAAAACTGGCCGTTATCGGTATCAGAAGTATAAAAATTCAACCTATTATCTTCATCTCCATCATCAATGTATGGGCCACTCACAAACGTTAAACGATCTAACTGGCTAATCCTATACATCTGTGAGGTGCCAGCAGGGTTAGTATATTTGGCTGTGTCATTACTATCATAGAAAATAGGTGCTCTCGAAGAACCCGGCGAATATGTATAAGTAGTGTGAATTTGGAATTCGTTATTGGTATCAGTATAGAACAGCATAGAATTGGATCCAGTCCGAATTCGAATTGCCCAGTTTTCATCATTATCTAAGAAGCCATGCTCGCCGGAACCGTTACCGTACCAATAACCTTGAAGGTCATCATTGCTATCATATAGACGAATACCTCCACCACCGGTTGCGCCGTATGAAAGATCTAAATACGTATCATCAGTGTAAATGTGACCGCCTGTCCCGCCGTCATCAACGCGAATGCGATTTGCGTATACCACGTTAAGGTTTGATATACTATTAGGATCACAATAATAACCGGTGTTATTGTTATCATAAAACAATGTACCACGAAGATCGTATGCCCAGTTATCTCTGTTATTTAAGGTATAAACTAAAGATGCGATTCTGGTTGTGCGGACTGTATCAAACGATGTTACAAAATCAATGACCCAATCTTGTCCCCAGTTTGTTGAGTAACCAGAATAACCAACGTCAACCCACTGAACGTGAACCTGCGGATAAGACCAAGAGCTGTTGGTTTCACCAATCCAAACAATGTTATCAGTTCCATTACCGCCCCAACGAATATTGTAGGCGCCTCGGTTGTCGTCCGTTAACTGAGTTGCAGCTACGTTGTACCATTGTTGGTTTGTGTTGTTGTTATTATAGCCAGAGATCAAAAATTCGTGAGTTCTACCTGTTGAGTATTCATAAACAGAAACTTTAAACTTCATCATTGTATTAGATTTAAACCGATTGGTCGGCAGTCTAATACGAATTGCACCAGTTACAGAGCTCGTCGTTGTAGTATATTGACCACCATTAGGGGCAGTATATCTACGTTCTTGTGAGTCATATAGGTTGTTAATTCTGTGATAGTTCGAACGTGAAGTTGAAGCACCATTAAAATAATAACCAGTGTTATCACGATCGTAGAATATTTTAGCACGAACACTTGACCCAGCAGCGTCAATCCAATCACCGGCAACAACCCGAAGTCTCCATGATCCTTGTGATCCTAATAGACCAAAATCGTTATCAGACTCGGCATAAAGATAACCGCGAATTGTGCCATCATAAGTACCTCTTAGACGAATACCAATTGATGCGTTATCGTCGTTATGAGAAAGATCCCAATAGTTATCATCGGTTGCATACCAATGCATTGCGTGAGCTGTGCTGTAAAGACCGCGACCACCTGTGTCGTTACGGAACCAACCATCATTATACACTTCGCTACGAACATCAAGCGTGTTCATTACTGATGTGCTAGCCGGATTTGTATAATAAGTTGTGTCGTTACTATCATAGAAGATTGGTGAACGGAAACTATAAGCACTGTAAGCATACAACGAGTCACCGTAAACATCAAATAAACCGGTTTGAACAATGTCACCAGTTGCACCACCATGACGGCCAATTCTAAAATCAGCGCCTGAAGTATTATTGTTGTTTGAATCTAAGTTAATCCACAAGCTTCCGTATGTGTTAATACGAATATCGTCAGATGCGTCGCCGGCATTATTACGAGATGATATAGAATGGTTTGTACTATCATCACCATAAAAAGTAATAAAGTCGCCGCGATCACGCATATCAAAACGATCAGCTCGTATAGTACCCATTTCAGAAGTACCATTTGGATTTACGTAGCGAGCCGAGTCGTTACGATCATAAAATGCCTGAGCATAATGGTTTCTGTTTGTAAGAACATCACCGTCTCCGCGAACGATCATATTCCATTGACCACCTATTCCACCATCTCTAAACGAGATGTCTTCGCCGCCTGATGTAGCAATAATTAAATGC